CCGGACAGGTTGCCCGTGATGCCGAACAGGTTGCCCGTGATGTCATCCAGGTTGCCCGTGATGCCGGACAGGTTGCCCGTGATGCCGAACAGGTTGCCCGTGATGCCGGACAGGTTGCCCGTGATGTCATCCAGGTTGCCCGTGATGCCGGACAGGTTGCCCGTGATGTCGGACAGGTTGCCCGTGATGTCGGACAGGTTGCCCGTGATGCCTTCTGGAGCTCCGTCGACTACCTCTCCATTTAAATAATGATAGATGGTATTTTTTGTTCTGGTTAATGCTGGTTTCATGGGGTTTCCTTGGTTGTAAAATGGTAAAGCGGTGGCGGTTCCTATCGACAAAACACACTACACTGCACCGGACTTATTACAGAGCCGGTGGACTCTGGCCGCCGCTTTTTAAAGGTCTCGATGAATAATTTCTCAAAGGGAGAATATTCACTTTCAAAAACTTTAAAAAACGCCCTTATTACCAAGGGCTAAAATGAGCACTGCTTGTAAATCGATTATTCGTGGTCTTTAACTTCCAGCATCAAATCTGCTTGAAAATAAGCAAGATCACGAATGTTTTTAAAATCAAACTCGCTGAGCGGCTTTAAATCTCCATCGTGATAGCTATTTGCCAGCATCCCCTGCATGGCTTTGGCGGCAAAGTATTGCCTCTTGGTAATCCCCATGCTTGTTTCTGTATTGCCATCCAAAACTGGAAATGCGGGATAATTCGCCTCGGTACATTCACTCATGTCAATATCCTTTAAATAATCCCTATTATTACGCCGAGGAGGTTGTTTTTAGGTTGGTAGTTAAATTGTTATGACGGTATGATTTTAGCAACATGCTAAATTATGTCAATAGCATCATGCTAAATTTTATAAAAAATAAATTATATATCTGAAATTTATCCTGTTGAAATGGGGTTTAGCGAGAATTTTAGGCAAAAAAATACCCGCGTTAAGCGGGTTTGATGTGAATGGTTTATATATTTTAGGCAAAAAAAAGCCCGTAAATTATACGGGCTTTTTTAATTTGGTGATGTTTATGCTGCTAAAGGAATATTTAATGCTGTTTCAATGTTTGAAAGCATTTTATTATAATTATTAAAGAATTCAATCAGCGTATCAAGCCTATTAATCGCTTCTATATCGCTCATAGTAACTACCCTTTCTGTTGATTATGTTTTTTAACCCATTGTATCTAAAAACAATTATATTAAATAACTGCGTATTCAATATAACATAGATTCAGACATTAGTAAACTAACATTATTATCAAAATCTGCCTTGTTGTCTTCATTAATTGCAATGGTAATTGCTCTTAAATGGAGGGCGTAAGTTCTGATATTAGCCATTTTCATTCCGCTTTCAGGAGAAAAGTCATAATTTCTGGCGAGATCATCGAGCAGCGGTATAACGATAGTATCAAACAGCTTTGCTATTTCATGTATATTTGGATTCGGTAGGCTCATTAATTGAAAGCCGTAGAAGTTAGCATGATGCAAAACCTTGTTGCAGGTAGTAACAACACTCTCCCATAAGTCATGGACCTTTTTATCTACCACTAAATTTTCCATATTTTAATATCCTAAATATTTTATTATTCAAATTACTGCCAACCAGATACCTAAAAAAACCAGTTAAGAAGGCTTATTACTTATTTTTTCTTAACGCCTCGACATCATCAAGAAATTTCGCATGCGCTTTTACTTTTTCACTGTATTCTAGCTGGGCTTGTTCGGCATAATATGCATCTCGCTGCATTGATGGACCTTCACACCACCCAGGGGGTAATTTTTTTTCATAGTCCTTAACCCAGGTACCAACCTTCCCATTTTCGTCTTTACATACAAAAATTGTTTCTGGGGCAGGTGGAGTGGCTCTTGCTTGCATTATTGGTATTAAAAATACCGTCATTATTAGTATTATTTTCATAATTTTATGGATATCTATATTAGAGTACACTTTATTTTTTTAAATCCTGGTACTTTGTTTATGAACTACCCTACCAAGTAGGGATATTATTCTTCATCTTCTTCATTGTTCTGGCTGTCAACAATTTGGTCATCATGACGTTTGTGCCGAAATGTATAACTATCCGCCATCTGTTCCCATGTTTTACCTATTTCTGGTTTATGGGATTCTTCAAGCGCCTGTGCCGCTACCTTCTCTTTTCTACGCTCACCGATGTTTATTCTCCGCTGGGTTTGTCGAGCATCAAGCCGACTTTTTGCGTCTTCGTATGACTCTCCATCTATTCTTGGCAACCGCATCCCTCCATCGTGATCGGGATTGTAATCCAGTGATTCTAGGTTTACCGGCATTCCCCGGTATGATCCTGTTATAGGTAAGGTCGGTGGCTTTTGATCGGCCTGTGCCGGAGGTTTTAAGGGTTTTGGCAACTCATGTATGGGTGCGGCTATGGTTTTACTTATATCCTGGATGGTCGAATTACCCGTCAATGACGACACCACCCTGAAAATCATTAACCTATCCGCTTCAGATAGCTTTTCAATGGCCTCAACTAAAGGGTCAGCAGTCTTTTGTTCCAGATCTTCATAATGTGTTTCATCCATCCAACCGTAAGGTTTATTGACAATAAGTTCTATTTTTCTGGCCAGCTCATTCCCCATATCCCGTTTAGTTTTTGTGCTAAGTATTTGGCTTATATAAGCAGGAGCCGTATCTATTTTATCGGCAAATTTACCCTTCCTTAGCCCCGACTCATTAATCAGTAGCTCAAGATTATATTTTCTAATATCTGCAATTGTGCGCTCCATGTCCACATTAGAGCAGTATTTAGCGTAATGATAAATGTACATGATGCTAAATTCCATTTGTAAAAACTTTAGCGTAGTGCTAAAGTATTGCCATGAATATAAAAACTTTCGTTAGATCAACTGAAAAACTAGAGCGTGAGCGCATTGCCGCCCTAGCTGGGACTACTGACGCTTACTTCCATCAGCTTGCTGGAGGTCATAGGCGACCTAGCGCTAGTTTATGCAAACGCTTAGAGGTCGCAAGTGGCGGATTGCTTAATAAAGAACAGTTACGGCCAGACATATACAGCTAATCATTGCAGTCAATTTTAACCTAATCCAGCGGTTTTAAAATCCGCCTGATTACTTAAGTAAACCTACGTAAGGAAAACATTATGAGCACTATCGTTTATGGTCCACAAGGCTGCGGAAAAAACCAAGAAGCAGGCGAAAAGATAGCCCAACATCTTGGTTTAAGTCATGTCGTTAGAGACTGGTTTCCTGGGATGGATGTTCCCGAAGACTCAATGATCTTTAGCGAATTTCCAACTGAAGGAGCCCTGGACTTTTTTGAGGTTATGGCCTTAAGATCTTTCAATTGGGCGTTATAGCGCTCCATGTGGTTTTTACATGAGCAGGTATTTTGAAAGTGATCGGGTTCAGCAAAGAAATCGCATGCCTTACAGAAATAAAGATCTGGGTTTTCTTCGCTGCGATCGCCATGCAAGTAATAACGTGTTAAGTTTTTGTTTTTCATAATGAAATCTCTTTAATAAGGTTAAGAAAAGAATGTTTAATTTAAACGTAATCAGCAATGGGTGGGGACTGTTTAAATCCCGTATGAATTTCAGTCCTGCAACTTTCATTATGGCAGACGAGCAGATACCCGTACCCACCTTGCTTAACGCATTGGAGTATCGAGCGTTTATCTTTTTCGTAACATGTTGGACAAATCCAGTGTGGCGCAGATACGTCCCTAAATTCGATCTTTACCGCATATATATGGCAGCCGGGCCACGGGGTCGTAAGCTGGTACTGGTCTTTTTGATTATTCCATTCGGCAAGTTTACAAAGCTTATGCTCAAGATCGTTAATTTCTTGCTTGAGCGAAATTATGTACTCAACCGCCGCATTTGCATCTATCGCCGCTTTAAGTATGGACGCATGAGCCGTTACGAGCGGCTCATCTCGTTTATTGCCGATATTAAGTTCAAGAAAACTTTTTATTACTTCTGCAGCCAATTTAAGGCTATTGGCAGTTTCGGTAAAGATAGATATATCCATTTTTGTAAGGCCTTTAAATAAATCATCAAGCATAGTAGAAGGTAAATTTATGACTATTAAAGCTGAGTTAATTAATCCAGATCGACTTACTACCCGTGAAGCAGAAATAGCGGTCCTGATGGCTGAGGGACAGCCTAACAAAATTATTGCGTCGCTTTTAGCGATCAGTATTAGGACGGTAGATCAGCATATCAGCACGATTTATTTAAAGATGGGTTTACGCCAAAAATCGATTAATACCCGCTGCACTGCCATTTTAATGATGGTCGCCAGGGGGATGATCACGCTTTCTATCCGGTCTGTGATTTTAGTGCTTGTATTTAATGCTATGCAGCTTGATAACCACGCCTTACGAGTCAGATCAGGTCGTAACGGAGGTAGTCAAACATCACGTTTTAGGGATACCGATGCTTAAAATAACATTTTGCTTGGGTTTGCTATTTTTTGGGATGGCTTGTTATTTTGTTTTTTCGGTTGCGCTGCTGGTTGTATCGATTATTGACGATGCTTTAGGGTTGATTGAGGTCGGCTTAAATTTTGATTTTTTAAAAAAATAAAGGATTTAGAGGTGGCAAAAATTATTTTACTTATTTGGTTGCTGTGTTTGTCCTATTCGGTGATTAAAAAAGTTGATCTTATGCAGGAAAATATGGCGGTACTGACTCAGTGCCAGGTCGAATGATAAACGAATCTACCGGATCCAAGGGACATAGGAAAGTGTTGACGTCTATTAATAGAGATATTCGCCGACATGAAGAAAGCTTGGTTGAGTTGCGTGCTTTGCAATGCAAGTTGATCAGGGTTTATGAGCGTAGTAAGTCGGCTGATTTGATTGATCATTCGACAAAGTTAATTAACCAGTTACAAGTTGAATTAAATAATTATAAGTGTGGGGTTTTATGAGATTGATTGGTATTACTGGCAAGGCGGGTTCTGGTAAGTCGCTGGTAGCGTCGCGTTTGGTTACGTTAGCGAATTGTGAGGCGATTGCCTTTGCTACGCCACTAAAGCGCATGGCGCTTGATTTTCTTGTTACTAATTATGGTTACACCCGAGCCGGTGCTGCGCTTTATTTGGTGCATAAGAGCGCAAAGATTCCAGAGTTGGGCGTAACGATGCGGCATTTGCTGCAAACCTTGGGTACTGACTGGGGCCGAATGCTGATTAATCCATATATCTGGACTAATATCACTGCCGATAAGATCGCCGAGAAAGCAGACTGGTCAGACATTGTCGTTGACGATGTTCGATTTGAGTCTGAAGCCGATATAATTCGCTCCTTTGACGGCTTGATTATTCACTTGGTGCGCGATGGCTGCGCTATTGATAGTCATGCCAGCGAGGCCGGTATTGTTATAAAACAGGGCGATGCCGTGGTTGTTAATAACGGCAGTGTGGTGGAATTGATGGAGTCGGTTGTCGCGGCTATTGAGAATTTTTATTTTAATTCTGACCGGCTGCTTGAGTTGTGTCATACACCGAGCTGGAGATATGTAGCATGAGCATTGAAATTGCTGTAAGCGATGAAATCATAGAGATACTAAACAATAATCCGCACGGGCTAAGGCGGCGCGAACTATTTGCTTTATGTGAGTCCGCCGAAACAGATTTGGAAGTAAGCAATGCTTTAAAGCAATTAAAGGATGCTGGGGTGATCAAGGTTGCCATTGATAGAAAGGGCAATGTCGGCGCATCGTACGTGCTTACCGAGTTGGCAACTGAAGAGCTTGTTGAAGATATTGATCAGCAAATGGAATCGGCAACAAATACCATTGATGTGCTGATGGAAAAAGCTGCGGAGGAGATCGATCACTTTGACCGTATTTTGAAAAGCCTGGTTGCAATTAAAACCCAAGTTAATACGCCCCGCGTCGTTGATGATCTTAACTTAAAGCTTGAAACTTTAAACCGCCTGGCCACTTTGTTTAATGCCGATATTGCTGATGTTATCCAGGCAATAGCGGTTGATCTGGAAGCCGCGTAATGATAACCGGTGCCGGCGAGTATCGGGTAGATTTTTTTAATAAATATAAGCAGTTTATACCAGGCATTTCATTGCAAGCCAGATCATTAGGTCAGGCAGTTGACGCTGCAAATTGTCGGTTACTGGTACCGGTTATGTATGAGCATAGCTATTTGGTTATGCGATGCATTGTTGACAGCGAAGATAAGGATTAGTCGTGGCTAAGAAAATTGATTTTGATCGTATTAATGCTGCGGTACTGGGAAACTTTGAGTCGCTGCTTAGGCAGTGGCTACCGGACGGTAAAAAGTCAGGTGCTGAGTATTCTGCTATTAACCCCATGCGCAATGATGCCAATACCGGATCATTCTCGGTTAATGTTTTTAAAGGGGTGTGGCAGGATTTCGCCAGTGGTGATGGCGGATCTGATCCGGTCTCTCTGTTTGCGTATTTGTTTCACGGTAATGACCAGGGCAAGGCGGCCAAGGATTTAGCGGATGTATTGGGTTTAAGTTCCTCTCCGGTTAAAGCCGCCGCGCCTAAAAAAACGGATAAACAGCCGCGCTCTGATTGGTCGCCTATGGTTCCGCCAGAAGACGCTCCAGTTCCGCATAAGGCGCATTCAGTACGTGGGCTGCCCGAGCAAGTATGGGCATATCGGACTGATGACGGCAGTGTTCTTGGCTATATGTACCGGTTTAAGAATTCTACTGGCGGTAAGGAGGTTTTACCGCTTACCTGGTGCAAGCATTCTCAGACCGGGGCCGAAGAGTGGCGCTGGATGGGGTTTGCTGAACCGCGCTGGTTATATGGCTTGGATAGGCTGTATGCCAAACCGAAAGCACCTGTATTGATTGTCGAGGGCGAAAAGTGCGCGGATTATGCGGCCAGGCAGCTGCCAAATATGGCGTGTGTTTCATGGCCTGGTGGTAGTAAGGCGGTCGGTAAGGCGGATTGGGTGCCGTTGTCTGGTCGTGACGTGGTTATTTGGCCAGATTGCGATGCGCAAAAAGATAAAGACGGTATTATGCTGGCTGAAAACTTGCAACCAGGCACGGTCGCTGCCAATAAAATTGTCGACACGTTGCTGGAGTTGGGTTGCAAGGTTTGGATTATTACTATTCCAAAGCCAGGCGAAAAGGTTTCTGGCTGGGATATTGCTGATGCGATTGATGAGGGGTTAGTGGGTGATGACTTAGCCAAGTTTATTCGCAGTCATGCGCTGCGGATTATGCCTACTAAAGTTGATGTTCCCGTTATCGATGGCGATGTTTTTTCGGCGATAAAATCAGCCGGTGAGCTACTTGATCGCTATACGTTGATTTATGCCCACAAGGGTACGGTGTTTGATCATCAACTTCATATTATGCTGTCTATTACTGATTTGACTGATGCCTGCTTATCCAGGGATTACGTTAAGAGCTGGATGGCAAATCCTAATCGAAAGATTGTTCCTATTGAAAATGTCGGATTTGATCCTGGTGGCAAAGACAGTCAAGTAACTTGTAATTTGTGGGGAGGCTGGCCAACAGTTCCCGTTGCTGGTCACTGCGATCAGATTCTCGACTTAATCCGTTATATGTGCGGAAACGAATCAAATGAATCTCAAGAGGTTTTATTTGAATGGCTGATTAAGTGGATGGCATACCCAATCCAGAACCCTGGCGCAAAGATGAAATCATCTCTGGTGGTACATGGGCCGCAAGGGACCGGAAAGAATCTGGTTTTTGAATGCTTGATGGCGATTTATGGACAGTATGGTCGAATTATCGGGCAAGACGCTATCGAAGACAATTTTAACGATTGGGCATCGAAAAAATTATTTTTAATCGCTGATGAGGTGGTGGCTCGGTCTGATGTTTATCACGTCAAAAACAAGCTTAAATCGTTTATCACGGGCGATTGGATCCGAATCAATTCAAAAAATGTGAAAGCTTACGATGAGCGCAATCATGTAAACATGGTTTTTTTGTCAAATGAGCGAATGCCGGTGGTGCTTGAAGAAGACGATAGACGGCACGCGGTAATTTGGACGCCAGATAAGTTATCTGCTGATTTTTATAGGCGGGTAGCTGCTGAAAAAGAAGCGGGTGGCGTTGCCGCCCTGCATGATTATCTGCTTAAGGTTGATCTAACTGGATTTAGCGAGCATTCATCGCCACCAATGACGAATGCGAAGCGGGAGCTTATCGATTTATCAAAAGACTCGATTATTCGGTTTTATGAAGAATGGGAATCGGGTTTTATCGATGATTTTAAGCTGATTCCGGTGTTGTCTGAGGATTTATTTGAGTTTTATCGTATTTGGTGTGGAAAGCAGGGAACTAAGCCTGGGGCTTTGAATCGATTGGTCGATTCATTGGTCAAGCGAAAGCGTTCAGAAAGGCGCCGCTGTCGATATTTAGCAGGATCGTCATCAACTAACAATCCAAAGACGTTTTTGTTTGCTGTAGGTTGCGAATCTTTGCCAGATGGAATATCTGAAACCGCGTGGCTTGGGCGTTGCGTGTCTGATTTTAGGGAATTATTGAGTAATTATCGGGGGCGAAACTATGACTAATTCTGTGCAGGGTCAAGCCATTTGTGCAGGGTGTGCAGGGTGGGACGTGCAGGATCCTAGACCACGCCAGTCGTGGCTTGTGCAGGGGTGCAGGGTATTTTCGCCAAAAGCTATACGCGTGCGTGTGCGCGACGAATGTTTTTGTATTTTCCGTGAACTTTTGACCCTGCACACCTGCACACCCTGCACACTGTTGTTTTATATTATGTTTTTTGTTTTTTACCCTGCACAGTACCCTGCACACCCTGCACACACTTTTAATGCTATGAAAATTGTAATAGAGAGAAGCAATGTAAAAGAGGTAAGTGGTTTTATGAAAGCTGAAATGCCTGAGTTTTATGGCTTGGTTAAGGATCTATATGCTGCAGGCATGATTCAAGGGCTACGGGGCATTACTATTGAAACTTTAACGCCTGAGGCTGACAAAGCCCTGGCATTGGCTACACGCAAGGCAATGGAGACTGTATGAGCGATGACATTGATGCAACAGATGTAAGGCAGCAGGTGTTACTGGATGCATCTATCGGGAATATTTCCCTGGCAGCCAAGGTTAGTATTATAGGGGATGGAAGTTGTGCGGTTTGTGGTAATGAAGTTGAACCAACATTATGTGCCGGCAAGATCATCATAGGCCGGTGGTGTAGCATTGAATGTCGTGACAGGGTGGGATTGTAATGTGTAAGATGATGGATAGCGGTGATGCATGTTTACGGGACTGGGGGCAATGGGCGGCTCGCGATGGTACGGTTAGGCGCTTGGGTTACCCAGGCTGCAGCACTGAACAAATGGCTGGGCATATATCAAGCGGTGATTATGAAGAGAATAAGGTTGCTGAGCTGGTTGATCGGCTGTTGAAAGGGTTACTTGAAGATCGCAAGCGGATTGTGGCTAAGTTGTTTTATGTGGATCGGTTGTCGATGGGTAAGGTGGCCATAAGTGCTGGGTTTGCTGTTGATAGAAAGCTTACCATTGATATGATCAGGAATGATTTGAACTCAATCCGGTCTATGGTTGGTGGGGTAGTGTTGTGGTCATTATAAAAATAGTTGTTGACCATAGGCATGGTAAGTTGTAGGATTAGTCACCATCTAAAAGCTCGTCTGGATTTCCAGCCGGGCTTTTTTTATGCCTGACGATAAGGTAATACCGTGCCGCAACCGATTGAGAATGCTTCCACCCTGGCTGATTATGGTCTGTCAGGATTAGTAATTGCCGCACTGTTTGCATTTATTTGGTTTTTAGTTAAAGAACATAAGGCTGAGCGCCAAGAATGGATCACTGCATACCGTGAGCAATCACAGATGATGGATGATAGACAGACTGAAACTAATAGCGTAATCCGCGAGTTGGTATCGGTCGTTAGAGAATCAAGCGCACGGCATAGGTAATGGCACGTAATGCAAAACATCCTTGTAGATCCAGTAATTGTTCAACGTTACTTGATAAGCCTGGATTATGCGCTGTACATGCAGACCAGGCTGTTGATCGTAAAGATGAATATAAGCGCCGCAAGCAGGTTGTAACTGAGGAGTATAAAGAGCGTAATAGATTCTATCAGCGCTCAGCATGGAAGAAGCTGAGGGCCGCTCAGTTACGGATTGAGCCGCTGTGTCGTAAGTGTCGAGAGATAGGTAAGTTGGTTGAAGCTACCGTAGTCGATCATGTTATTCCCGTTACTGCCGGTGGTGCTGAGCTTGAGCTTAGCAACTTACAAAGTCTATGTGTTGAGCATCACAACGCAAAGACTAATTCAGAGCGGCATATTATTTAATTCATAGATTGTCACTCAAATCTCTAAACGACTTTAGCCCCCTTTGCCCGCCCCAAGAGTTTTTTTTATGCGCAATGTTTTGAATAGAGAAAGCCCACTCTGTTCTGATTAACAATTTAGGATTTTTTCAGTAGATTTAATATGTCAGGTCGTAAACAAGAGTTTTCTAATGTGCATTATTTGCCTGGGAGCGGCCAAGCTACGTCTGAACAAATTGCAACTGCCGCAAAATACAAACCTGTCCTTCCTGAATCGGCGGGAGCGGTATGGGATCGCTTGGCTCCCGAGATGATGTTGCTGGGCAGGCTCAAGCCGCACTTTATTGATGCATTCGGTGAGTATTGCTACCTGCTGGCACGCATTGCAGAAACAAGAAAGCATCTAGCTGAAATCGATGAAACCTACACCGTCCAAGGCCGCAATGGCTATCAAATTAAAAGCCGTCCCCAGGTCGCACAACTTAACGATGATTGGCGCAAGTTATCCCAATTAACATCACGATTTGGCCTTACGCCGACTGACGAAAAATCACTGATCAGCTCAATACAAAACAACCTGGTTGATGAGTTCGCAGAGTTTAGCTAATGCAGAATTTCACCCGCATATTATCGATGTATTTTCTTATGCCGATGCCGTCATTAGCGGGGAAAAACCTGCTTGTATTACTGAGCGCCAGGCATGCACTCGTTTCATGGCAGACCTGGACCGTTCCGATAGTTTTGAATATGAATTTAACCATGCATCTGCGATTCGTGCCATATCGTTCATCGAGAAACTGCCGCATGTAAAGGGAAAGTGGGCTGCAAAAAAGCAACGCATTATCTTAGAGCCATGGCAAAAATTCATCATTGCCAACATCTTTGGTTGGATTAACCAAGATAGCCTGAGACGTTTTAGAAAAATCTATATCAAGGTGCCGCGCAAAAACGGCAAAAGCATCTTGGCCGCCGCCATCGCAGTCTATATGCTAACTGCCGATCGCGAATATGGTGCCGAAGTATATTGCGGGGCAACCTGTGAAAAGCAAGCCTGGGAAGTTTTCCGGCCTGCTAAATTGATGATTGAAAAATCACCCAGCTTGCGACTTAACTTCGGCATTCGGATCAATGCCAAAAGCATTGAGGCCCGGAACAACTCCCGCTTTGAACCGGTGATTGGAAAGCCGGGAGACGGTGCCAGTCCGTCATGCTCAATTGTCGACGAATACCACGAACATTTAACATCTGATCTCTACGATACGATGGATACTGGTATGGGTTCGCGAGAACAGGGTATGCTGTTGGTGATCACTACCGCCGGATCAAACATAAGCGGCCCTTGTTACCAGCTTGAAAAAGATGTCGAACGGGTTCTAAATGGTTCGGTTGATAACGATGAAGTATTTGGCATTATTTTTGGAATTGATAAGAACGATTCGTGGACCGATGAATCAAGCCTGATCAAAGCCAACCCAAATTGGGGCATATCAGTTGGCGTAGACTTCCTGAAAGCAGCGCAAAAGTACGCAATTCAAAACAGCAGCAAACAAAACAGCTTTAAAACAAAACATTTGAACGTCTGGTGCTGGGCAAAATCAGCATATTTCAACGCACAACGATGGGTAGAGTGCGGTGATACAGCCTTAAATATTAATGATTTTAAAGATGATGCCTGCTTTGTCGGCGTAGATCTTGCCAAAATATGGGACATATCCAGCATTGCAAAAGTATTCCGCCGCGATATTGACGGCTTCAAGCATTACTACATTTTTACAAAAAACTATCTCCCCGAAGAAACCATTATCGGCGACGAGTTCCCACAACTGCAGGAGCTCTACGGAAAGTGGCTTAACTCCAATGATTTAACCATTGGTGGGAATGCTGAGATGGATTTTAGAATCATCTCTGATGAAATTATCAGCATGAAAGATGATGGCTTTACAGTTTCTGAAGTACCACATGACCCTCATTACGCCTTTTTAATCGCTCGCGACCTGAGTGAAGCCGGTCTAATCCCCGTCGAAATCAAGCAACATGGCAGTAATTTAGGGCCAGGAATGCGAGAAATAGAGGCCGCTTTAGCCGCTGGGCGCATTCATCACGATGGAAACCTGGTTACCAACTGGTGTATAGCTAACGTTTTAGGAAAAGAATACTCAAACGGCGGCCTTATGCCAGACAAAGAAAACAAAATAAGCAAGATTGATGCAGCAGTTGCCATCATCATGGCAATAGGCCGCGCCTCACTTGGCGAAGAAACACACTCAGCAGGCATAGTAGATATATGGGCAGACTAAACCACAGCGTACATACTCGTGAACTCACTGCTGCGGATTGGGCGTTACCTGGCCTACAGAATTCTACCAGCGTCTATCAAAACGCTGACAGCGCAACTGATTTTTTCAATTTACCAAAAAATCCAAGCGGTCAAGTTGTCAATGACATTACCGCGCTACGTGTCTCTGCAGTTTATTCCTGCGTTGAAAAAATTGCAGTTATTTCCAGCCTGCCAAAACATATTTTTGAATTAACCAGCGACGGCCGCCAACGTGCATCACACAATTACTGGGATCTTATCAATGTAGAACCTGCGCCAGCCTGGACTGCCTCCAGTTTCTGGGAGCGAATGATCACATCCATGTTGCTACGCGGCGATGGTCTGGCTGAAATTATCCGTGCCGGAAAATATAAAAGTACAATTATCCAGATCGCTCCGTTAATTCGCGAAAGCGTATTTGTCTATAAAGTAGATGGCCGCCTTAAATACCGGATCACCCATATCAATGGCGATACCGTAGTTCGTGATCAGGATGATATTTTGCATTTCCCTGGCTTTGGGTTTAACGGCTTCCACGGTATGTCTGTTATTCAATACGCCGCCCGGTCCGGTGTTGGTTTATCCTTAGCCGCCGATACCTACAGCGCTGAGTTCTTTGGCAACAGCTCACGCCCTGATTATCTGCTAACAACGGAAGGAAGTCTGACTAAAGAGCAAACTATTGCAACTCGCGAAGCATTAGAAGCCCAACACAAAGGAGAAGGAAACCGTTTTAAGCCTTTGGTCCTACAAGGCGGCCTTAAATTATCACCTTTGAACATGTCCCCAGCCGATTCACAGCTGCTGGAGACGCGAAAATTTAGCGTAATCGATGTCTGTATGGCCTTTGGTGTACCGCCGCAACTGGTTGGAGCGCAAGACTCCACGGCGGGTTGGGCAGGATCAAGCCTTGAGCAGCTTAATTTAGGCTTCACAAAGTTCACGTTACGCGGCCATATTTCCCGAATTACACAGGAATTAAACCGAAAACTGTTTAAGGGTACACCGTTTTTTGTTGAATTCAACCTGGATGCGTTTCTTGAGGGCGATAGTACTGCTCAGGCTGCCTATTTTGCGCTTGCCGTCGGCGGCTCCAAGTCTCAAGGATGGATGTCGGTAAACGAAGTAAGGAAACTAAAAAACCTACCGCCTGATACTAGCAACGATGGCAAATACGACACCGTAATACAAACCGGATCAACTCCATTACCAGGATTAACCAATGACCCCACAGCTCCTTAAGCTTTTAGCAAAAAACAAGGGAAAAGGCTACTTTAAAGCCGAATCCACCGCTGATACTGCCGTCATCTATTTATATGATGCTATTGTCTCTGATAATTACTGGGGTGGCGTCTCAGCGCTTGATTTTGTTAAGGAGTTATCCGCTATCACTGCCCCAAACATTGAATTACGCATTAATTCACCCGGTGGCGACGTGTTTGCAGCCCGCGCCATGGCCCAGGCGATGAAGGAGCATCCTAGCCAGATTACCGCACATGTTGACGGCTATGCCGCTAGCGCTGCAACTTTTCTTGTTATTGCTGCCGACAGCTCAGTGATCAGTGATGGAGCAATGTTTATGATCCATAATGCTTGGACGATAGCAGCCGGAAATGCCAAAGATTTTGCCGATATGTCAGCACTACTGAGCCGCACCGATCAAACCATAGTCACTGACTACATGGCAAAAACCGGCGCTACTGAAGATCAAGTTAAAGCCTGGATGGCCGCTGAAACCTATTTTTATGGACAGGAAGCCGTAGACGCCGGATTTATTACCGCCCTGGCAACGACTGCACCTAAAAATGAAATAGATTGGGATTTGTCCGCTTATGCTAAAGCGCCGCCACCCGAACCCGATACCCTGCAACAAAACCAAAACCGCTTGCGTATCATGCAGGCATTAATGCCGCACTAAACAAACCCAACCCAAACACAGGCCGCCTAATCAGCGGCCTTTTTTTTGTTAAAAAATCAGGAAAAAGCAATGCCAAAATCAATTCAGCAGCACCGCGAACACTATACCGAGCTGGTCAACTCAGCTAACAACATACTCGCTCAAAAAGGCGATCAACTTTGGACTAAAGACGACCAGGTTAAATTTGACGGCTTTATGGATCAAGCCTATCGAGTCAAAGATCAGATAGATTCAATCCAGCGCATCATGGATCAGGATGTCGAAGAGAATTTCCGAGACGTCGATAATTTCCGCAAAGATGGCAAACAAATCAGCGATGCAAAACGTAGTGTTGATGTATTTATGCGTAAGTCATTCAAAGAAATGAGCATTGAAGACGCGTTGTTGATCCGTAACACTATGTCTACAACGACCGGTTCTGAAGGTGGCTATACCGTTCAATCCGAAGTTGCATCAACTTTTATTGATGCTCTTAAAGCATTTGGCTTTATGCGTGCTGAAGCGTCACAGATCACTACATCGATGGGTAATAACCTGTCTTTCCCGACTACCGACGGCACATCAGAAACAGGTGAGTGGGTCGCACAAAACACTACCGCATCGGATCTTGATGTCGTACTGGGTACGGTAGCGGTAAACGTCTTCAAAGCTGGTTCAAAAGTAATTACCATCCCGATCGAGCTATTACAAGATTCAAATATTGATATTCAGGCATTGGTATTTGCCCGAATGATTGCCCGTATCGGTCGCATTGCTAACACTGGCTATACCGTCGGATCTGGTACTGGACAGCCGCAAGGCTTTGTCGGGGTCTCGTCTGTTGGTAAAGTTGGCACCACCGGCCAAACATTAACCGTTATCTATGATGACCTGGTTGATTTAATCGATAGCGTTGACGTGGCTTATCAGGAAAACGGCGCTAAATCATGCTTTATGTTCAACCAAACCACCCGTAAAGTTTTGCGCAAATTAAAAGATACAGCAGGCCGTCCGATCTGGACACCTTCTTACGATGCAGGCATTGCAGGCGCACACTCTGACCAGCTCTTAGGTTATGACGTTTGCTTAAACAACGATATGGCCGTCCCAGCTGCCAATGCTAAATCAATCGGTTTTGGTCAATTCGATAAATACCTGATTCGTGATGCGTTGGAACTTTCATTGTTCAGATTTGATGATTCAGCCTATATGAAAAAGGGTCAAGTGGGCTTCCTGGGCTGGGCGCGTACCGGTGGTAACTTGCTTGATACCGCTGCTATCAAGTTGTACCAACACTCAGCGACTTAATCTGAATGGGCGGTTAATCCGCCCGTTTTTTAACCTAATCAGAGAATATCATGACCGAAAATACAACCGAAGCGCAGGACTCAAGCGCGACAATATCGCCGACTTTAGTATCAGTCAGAATTTTAACCCCAGTTGAACTTGACGGCATTAGCTACAAGTCTGGCGTGCATGCAGATCTACCAGCAGAGTTGGCGGCCGCGCTGGTTGAATCAGGTCAAGCAGACGACAACGCTGAAGCAGTTGCTTACGCCTTATCACAAACTAATTAATCGGAAATTTATATGTCTACTACGGTACGTTTACTTTCAAATTACATATTATCCGGGGTACCGTATAAGGCAGATTCTTTAGTTTCAATAGATTCTACGCTTGCGACACAGTTGGTGGCTTCAGGTATTGCAGACAACAGCTCCGCGGCTGTTACCAACGAGATTAATGAGGGAGAAATTGTACATTATCCTAATATTGAGGGAGCGAATTATAACGGTAGTATTTATAATGGAATTTACCAGGATAATAATATAGGCATTTACAGCAATAAAGGAACTGGCATAATAAGTAGACTATCTGTTGTTCCAGATTTTGACCCTTTAAGCATCCCTGGATTAGCGTTAAATTTAGATGCTAGTGAAGGGATGATGAAAGATTCAATTGCTGGTGCCTATACTATTGGTGACATCGTAGCATCTATTCCCGACAGGTCAGGTAATGGTCATACTGTTACAATAACTGGCTCACCTGTAGTCGATCAAATAAACGGAGTTACAGCGTTAAAATTAAATGGAACTACTCAATATTTAACTACAGATAGTTTTGTAGATGCATCGTGGGCTAATACTGGCTTTACTATGTTCCATGTCGGAACCAGACGAGATGCCACATCATCGGCACAGCAAGTTCTAGGTGAAATTGGTGGGGCCGCTGCGGCTTTTATTAGTACATTTCCAACACAAGGTGCGAGTGGAGCAGCGCACTCATGTTCCATTGGTAATGTTGCTAATAACGGATCAACTGCTCACTCTCAAGCATCTGGTGTATTCATGCTTGGATATTCTGGAGATTCAGTTGCTAATAGCAGAGTTTGTGGTGGGGTAAATTCGTTAATAAGTCAACCTGCAAGTGCTATTGGAACGCCAGGAGGAGCGCAATTTAATGCAGGAGCTGATTATGATTGGTTTAAATATCAATTAGTATCCGGTGGTGCGTGGGGTCAGTCTATAACATCGGCAGTCGTTATAGGAGATCATACACCTAGTCCCGGAACTTATAGATGGGATGGTAATTGGGGACAAACATTACTGTGGAAAGGTTTATTGACGGCAGCACAAGTAGGACAAGTGCAGGGCTGGTTAATGTCCAAGTGGGGGTTTGATTTACCATCCTATTTATTTGTAGGTGATAGCCGTGTAGCTGGCGATGGTTCAACTGGTCAAATCGGTCAAAGTCAATATGACGGAACTACCAACTTACCAAACCAATTTAAGAGTTTAATGGGTGGTGAGTCTGTTGTATCTGTACGATCAATGGCGCATAGTGGATTTACTATAGCTAATTTCCTAAATATATTAGATCAAAATAAACTATCCACAGCGATGTATAATCCTTATACGTTAAAATATCAAGGAGTTGTATTATATATTGGTATAAATGATCTTACTTATGGTGCCATGGCAGGAGTCACTTTATATGCGTTATACAAAAAGCTAGGTATAAAATTTGCAAAATTAGGATACTCGGTAACAGCGGTAACGATAACACCATCAGCACATGCCAATTACGGCATAGTTGGTAGCGCACAGCAATTAGCTATCGAAGCTAACAGGGTTATTTTCAATAATTTATTGGCTGCCGATTATAAAACCTTTGCAGTAAAACTGGTGGATTTACGTAATCGCTCAGAATTAGCAGACCCATCAAATGCTACTTATTATGCAGACAAACTACACGGCACTGATATTGGCTATGGCGTGATAGCGCAAGAAATTAAAACACAAGGAACATAATGCGATACTCGCAATCTACGCACTAATCACCGCCTTAGCCGGCGGGATAGTCTGAAACGCCAGCGCCTTAATTTATAGAAAAATAAACCCGCAATACCAAAAACTATGACCTACGTAATAAAAACCCAACCGGTGACCGAACCGGTAACGCTTGCAGAGATGCGATCGCATTTAGGTATCACTCAATTGACTGATACCGCACGCGATGTCATTATCACTGGCCGCATTACCAGTGCGCGGGTTTGGTGTGAGCATTACACGCGGAGCTCATATATTACTCAAACAATGGTCAGCTATACCGTTGATTTCCCTTACAACGTACTCACCAACCATCGAATTAATCTAAAGGCCCCGTTACAATCAGTTACATCTGTTACCTACTTAGATTCAACCGGAACCCGGCAAACATTAAGCCCGTCACTCTATTTAATAGACCTAGTCAACGCCTGCATCGAGCCAGCTTTCGGCACGGTATGGCCTAATGCACGAACCCAATTAAATAGCGTACAAGTCGAGTATGTCAGCGGCTATGGCAATGCGGCCTCGGTCCCAGAACCGATAAAAGACGCCATTCGCTTTATCGTCGGCCAGTGGGAAACCTTTCAAACCAGCATGGAAGGGATAAGCAGGGTTTTTACCATCCCCAATGCCGCCAAACAGCTGCTTGATAATTACATCGATATGCGGGAGTATTTTTAATGCATATTCGCCGTGCAATTTTGGAAGCATTACGCACCCAGCTTAAAACCCTGCCAGATTTTGCCGGGGTCTGGATTCAACGTATTGGACCTGTCCGCAATGCTTACCCGTGTATTACTTTACATGCGGAATCAGAAACAGTTGAACATATCACCCTGCAACTATCGCCACGGCCTCAAGAGCGTATTATTACCATTGCAGTCAATGTCTGGATACGTGGTACGGTCGATGATGAAAAAGCCGAGAGCGATATGGATGCGGCTGCACTGCTGATTGAATCAATCGTTACCACACCACCCGGATCGTCTGGGTTAATGCTGGTAGCCACCGATTTTAAAGTCTCAGAAGAAGAACCCGAAATCCATGTTTGTACTCTGACGTACCATCTAAGTTATTTCTCGACCGAATTTAACCCAGCTGTTTAAGAGTTAAACCGAAAAACCAACCAGACCCGCCTTGAGCGGGTTTTTTTATGCCTAAAATTTAAGGATCATTATGTCAATTAAAAAAATGAGCAACGTGGCAGTTGCCATGCAATCAGCGCTTGGCGTTGCAAAGACAATCACCGCAATCAGCAAGGCCGCGCCTGGCGTAGTCACCGCTACCCATGATTTTGCCAATGGTGATTATGTAGTGTTGGCCGTACAAGGCATGGGCCAATTGCAGGGACGGGTGTTCCGCGTTTGTAATGTCGCTACTACGGTATCTTTTCAGCTGGAAGATATTGCCACTGCTACCGGCATCAGCACGTTAGCATTTGATACCTTCGCATCTGGTACCGCACAAAAGATCACATTCGGTACGTCGATCACCACAATGGCTGAAGTATCGCTAACCGGCGGCGATTTTGCCAAACTGGATACAACCACCATTCATTCAAATTTAAAATCAGAGATACCTGGTGCGGCATCGCCAATTTCAATGGACGTTAAGCACTTATGGGATGTTGCGGACGTTGGCCAGATTGCCCTTAAAGCCGCTTCTGATGCTCAAACATTAACCGCATTTAAGTTCGTATTCGGCACTGGCGGCACGATTATGGTATTTACCGGCTATGTAGGGCATACCGGCGTACCAGCTGGATCCGCTCAGGATGTTTTAAAGACATCATCAAACATCAGTGCTGCTGGTATTCCTACCTATTACAGCGCGTAAGCTTATGCCATTGATAGCCAAGCTTAAAAAAGCACGGGAAACACTGGTATCAGTAAGCGGCTTTAACTTTACCATTCGCCGCCCTACCGATCTCGAAGTATTAAATCTTCGTGGTGCAGAACTAAAACAGGGCGATATTATGTCCCGCTTTGTTGTTGACTGGGGAGAAATGAAAGAGATCGACATTATCCCTGGCGGCAATCCGGTACCGGTTCCATTTGATTCCGATTTGTTTATGGCCTGGGCAGCTGATCGACCCGATCTTTGGGGGCCGTTAACTGATGCGATCTTAACCGCATACGCCGATCACCAGGCTCAGGTCGCCGAAAGCCTGGGAAAGTCCAGCACTGGCTAGAATCCAGAAATCTGCCGGTTGCGCCAATAACTCCACCTGCTGATTTTGATGTGGCTATTAAAGCCTGGAATCTGCTGGGCGGCGTAATTGACTGGGCGGGTTTACCGGTAGTCGCTGCCCTGGTGGGCGCAGAAAACATCGAACTGCTGATCAGGCACTTAGTATTAATTAGAGACTTTAATAATGACAGCTAATTTCTCGTTACGGATTCAGGGAATTGCCGAAATTCAGCGTGCCTTGTTTCATTTTAATGCGCGCCTGGGCGAACGGGTAACCCGCCTGGCCATGCGGAAAGGGGCAAATTATATGCTTAAACAAGCCCGCCTTGCTGCTCCAGTAAAATCTGGCCGATTGAAAAAAGCGATTAAAGTAAAAAACTCAAAGATTAATACTATTCGAAAAAACGGTAATGTCGGCGTGTACTTGACAGTATCATCCGGAAAAAACCGGAGAGACACTAAAGGCGCATGGTATGGAAAGTTTGTTGAAAACGGCTATAACACCGGCAATACAAACAATACCGGATCAGCGGCATTCAGGCAGTCTATTGGTCGTGGCGGCGCAGCTCCACGGCTTAGGCGTGATCGACGGTTTTCAACGTCCATTTATCGTCGTTCCGGTGGCGGTACGACAGTTTTAGGCCAACATTTTATCTTAAATACCTTTAACGAAAGCGCTCCTACGGCCTTGACTATTATGGTCGAGGCATCCGAAGTGGCCATGCAGCATCTGGCACAAGAATTAAACTTAAGCACAACAGGAAATTGACATGGCACTGGGCGTAACCGTCGACTTTAATGCACGCCTGGGCAATATTTCCGGCCAGATTGATACGATAAATGCAAACTTAAACCGTTTCCAGCAGCATGCCGAGACAGTATCCAGTCGGGTTAATAGCGCCTTTGGTGCTTTAGGGGTTGGATTATCGGCTGCAGGCATAGTATCTTTTGTTAAATCGGGGATCGATGCCGCTGATGCGCTCAATGATATGGCCGATCGTACCGGTATCGCAGTTGAAAAGCTGGCAGGCTTTCAGCTGGCAACCAAACTGGCTGATACGGATATGGAATCGTTTGCCGGTGCAATTAATAAACTCAGCGTCAATATTGGCAAAAGTGGTGATGATTTTGCCAAGCTGGGCATTACTGCAAAAGATCCAGCCGAGGCTTTTTTGCAATTAGCTGATGTTATGCGGGGGATTGATGATCCACAACAACGCGCCGCACTGGGCGCCAAGGCGCTCGGTAAAAGCTGGGCAGATATGGCGCCATTGTTATTACAGGGAAGTGACGCATTAAGAGAGCAAATTAAACAAGGGCAAGCATTTAGCGGCGTTACTACCGAGTCAGCCCAGGCTGCTGCAAAATTTAATGATGAGATCGATACACTGGGTGTTGGTCTTAAAAGCTTTGCAATGATTATTGCTAAAGACGTTGTGCCCTGGGCGCAGCGACTATTAGAGCAACTGGGCGTAGTCCCTGAGTCATTAAACACGATAAACAATAAGATAGCGCATCAACAAAAAAAACTGTCCGTCATGAAAAATGAAGGCGCAGCCGGAAGTCTTGTTGATGGGCTACTTGGTTATGATCCTGCGGAAGAGCAGCGGAAACTTGATGTTCTTTTAGGCATAAAAGGCAAGTTAACTGCCGCCGAAGCAGAACAGGCTGCGACTAAAGTAGCTGTAAAGCAATCATCAGTTACCGAGTTTATAGGAGGCGGCGCTGCTGGTGATAAAAAAACCACAGAAATAAGCAATGAACAGAAAGCAATTAACAGCCTAAATAGTGAGTATGAAAACTTGCTTGGGTCAATGCAAAAAGAAGTCGCGTTACGGGGTGATAACAGCAATGTCGCAAAGACGGAATATGACGTAATTTATGGCTCATTGTCCAAGTTAAATGAAAGCCAAAAACTTAAGTTACTTAATCTGGCTGCCGAAAAAGACGCAATTGAACTCAATACCAAGGCATATGAGGAGTATGATCAAATTATCTCTGATGGGCTTGTACTTGCTAATAAACAGCGTGATGCTATGTCTGCAGAGCAAACAAGGTTATCACAAAAGTTTGACGCACCCAGGCTAGACCTTAACGCTGGAATCAGTGATGCAATGGACGCCAGAGCATCAGGCATCATACCCGACGATGTAGCGCTTAAAAAAGTGCTGGATAAAATGGGCCAAGATTACAACTCGTTAACCGATGATTCAAAACGCGCGACTGATCAGATGAGCGAGTACGCCGTCCAGGCCGCTCATAATATGCAAACTGCTTTTGCAGATTTTCTATTTGATCCATTTAAATCAGGAACCGATGGCATGGCCGCCAACTTTTTAACTACTTTACAGCACATGGCCGCTGATGCTGCCAGCGCGCAAATAATGGAAAGCTTGTTTGGCAAAAGCAATAGTTCTAAATCATTAACCGGCGGATTGTTAGGCGGTGCAATGAGCGGATTGGGCGGGCTATTCTCTGGATCAACCGGCGCGGCTTTTAATGGGTCTGGCATGCTATCCAGTTTCAGCAATACCGCAGGCTTATTTTCCGGAATCTTTCACGACGGCGGCATTGTCGGTGAAGCGGGTGCCGGTCGCAGCGTACACCCTGCTATCTTTTCGGGAGCACCTCGCTATCACGCTGGTGGCATTGCAGGTCTATCCGCAAACGAAGTACCAGCAATTTTACAGCGTGGTGAGCTAGTGATCAGTAACAAGCAGCTAGCTAATAGTAAATCAAGCGGATCGAGCGAGGTATCTATTACCACCAACGTTAATGTTTCTGGCGGTAATTCAAGCGATAACAAAAATATGCAAGCCCTAGGCGGATTAATTAACGCAAGGGTACGTGAAATCATCATGACTGAAAAAAGACCCAATGGGTTACTGGCATGAGCGCCTTGCCCTATCCGGAAAAAATCAGTTATGCCAGCTCGCCAAAAATTAAAGATTCGGTTTCAATCTTGCCGCTGGGCGATAACTATCAGCAGCGCATTGAAATCGGCCTGAATCCGCAACACGAAGAGTGGTCGATCATCTATCCGGCACTCAATGACAGTGAATTTCAAACGGTGCTTACGTTATTAAATACGGTGCGCTGTGTGACCCCCTTAACCTGGGTATCACCGCTTGACGGTGTAACTAAAAAATACACCGTTGTACCCGATAGCCGAAGCGCCACCTCGGTTGGGATTAAGTGGTCGCTATCACTTTCGCTTAGGCAGGTATTTGAGCCATGACCCTAGCCGCTGAAAGTCATAAGCTAACCCCCAGCGCTCAGGTTGATCTCTACAGCCTTGATCTAAACGCAATCGGTGTCGGCTCGGTCTGGTATTTTTACCCCGGCACTGATGCCAGCAGCAATCCCATTGTTTACCAGGGCAATACTTATGCGCCTTGGTTTGTCAAAGTTACAGGTATAGATAAGCGCGGTACCGGATCATCCAATCGCCCTACTGCCGAGATTGGCAACATGGGTCGTTTGGTTACCGATCTGTGCCGCACCTATCAGGATCTAGTTGGCGCTACCGTGCGCCGCCGCCGTACCCTGGCTAATTATATTGCGGCTGATATTGGCCAGTATCTGGACGAATATTATTTAATTGAGCGTCGATCCGAAGAAACATTGACCACGGTTAAATTTGAATTAGCCAGTCCGCTGGATTTTCTGGATAAACAATTGCCCGGTATGGTTGCCCTAGCCACTGGCTGCCCACACCGTTATAAATCCACTATAAATGGTTCGGGTTGCTCATGGCCAGGAACTAATTCAGCTTTATGGTTTGATCGATTTGGCGTAACGGTAGTTAGTTCAGCACTGGACAATTGCGGCAAGCGCATTAGTGATTGCAAGCTGCGCTTTGGTGCCAATAACCCGCTGGATTATGGCGGTAATCCTGGTCTTGGCCGGAGTAGCACTTAATTTGATGAATTCTCCAGTGCGGCAATTATCGCCGCTTCAATAAATTTTGTTTTCGGAATTGGGATTTTAGATATTAGATCGGTTGGCAATCTAATATCAATTCTTTGCCGTGGACCGTTTAGGGTTGGCCGTCCTTGGCCGGGTTTGTTTTTAGGTTTCATTTGATTCTTTTACAAACCTATGTAGTAAGCTATTTTGATTAACACCCACGCTGTACACATCTCCGCTATCAATAAATTTATGCATTATAAATCCACCAATAGTTTGTATAGATTGCATTGTTTCGCGCAAAGACTGACCCTTTGCACCAATCTCTACATTATTTTGGCTGATTATTTTTGTTTTTAATAATTCAGCGGCTTTTTCTGATGGCATTGCCGGTAAAAAAACTGATACTCCATTTTCGAATGTTATTTTATTTACAAACATAGTTTTAACTCCTAAATGGCCTAGGAAATCCAGACCGTGAATAAATTATACTCGTCTAATTTAATTTTGTACACACATATTTAATAAAATGCTAAAAAAGATTATTGACCATGCGGCCCGTGATTTTCCGCTTGAAGCATGTGGATTGATTATAGATGCCGGTTATGTGATGCAACTCATTGAATGTGAAAACAAATCACATGAACCGGAACAGTCGTTTTTAATTGATCCACTGGTCTATTCCGCCCATGCCGATCATATCACCGCCGTCTATCATAGCCACCCTAACCGATCACCGGCACCTAGTCAGGCAGACATTGCCAGTGCTGAGCGCTGCAATATACCGTTTTTAATTGTCAGCTATCCAACCGAACAGCTTTATACCTATACCCCGCAAGGCAGGCCGCCTGCGCCCTATGAGGGGCGACATTTTGTCTACGGGGTTATGGATTGCCTAAGTTTGGTTGCCGACTATTACCAGCATGAACTTGGCATAATCCTGGATCATGGGCCCCGAAAACAATGGCAATGGTGGCTGGATGCAGAACATCAGCATGCCTTTGTTAGCGGATTTAAAGCCGCCGGTTTTGTTGAGGTCACCGATCTGCAAAAAAACGATATTATTATCATGACCCTCGGCGGCGGCCCTTGCCCGCAACACGCAGCGATTTACCAGGGCGATAGTTTAATCCTGCATCACCCCAGCGTTGGCAACCCATCACGCATCGAAATGTATGGCCAGTATTGGCGGCAAGCGACTCACTGTTATTTACGCTATGAAAAAAATTAAACTATACGGAGACCTACAAGCCTTTCGTGCTGACTGGGAGCTGGAAGTGTTAACGCCTGCCGAAGCACTGCGTGCTATCGAAGCCAATCGCCCAGGATTTTTACAGGCCTGCGATCAGGGCGACTATATCGCTATTCTGGTAGATTTAGATAATCATGATTTAACCAGGCAGGTTAATCTGGATAACAATACCGCACCCTGGGCTGATGAGGTATTGATGATATTACCAAGAGCCGGTGGCGATGTAGTTGCAGCCGCGCTTATCCCTTATCTAGCGGCATTTGGAGCATATGCGGCTACAGTGGCCACCGTCTTGGCTGTGGTTATCAATATCGGTATATCAATGGCTATATCAGCCCTGGCTAACCTTATCACTGGAAAAAAACAATCAGCTACCGCCGCATCAACCGAAAACTATCAATCCAGACCGTCATTTATATCCAATGGCGCTGTTAACGTGGTACGCGCGGGTAACCCTTACCCAATTATTGCCGGAAATTTTCTTTGTGGCAGCATTGTTTTATCCAGCCAAATCCATGTCAAGGACATACCGGTATGAGTAAGCATTTGGCGGTATTAGGTGGCGCTGGCAGTGGCGGCGGCGGTAGCTCGGCCGCCGCTCGTACTCCAGTTGTTGCCGCAGACTCCGTGCGCTCAAGCGCGATTATCGAAGTTGTCGAGGCGTGGGGCTGGGGAGAAATGGCCTGTTTTCCTGCTGGAGCCGATCCTTTGCAGTACGTGTACTTGGACGGTACACCGGTCAAGACCGGCAGCACGCTAAACTTTCAGGGCGTAACTTTTGATTATCGCACTGGCACCCAAGATCAAACCTACATCCCCGGCATCGTTGACGATAGCGTTGGCTCACTGGTTAGTTATGACGTTCCGGTCACTCATGCTACAGCGATCACCCGATCTATTACCGACCCGACCACCGATGCAGTGCGCGTCATCCTGACCTTTGGCGGGTTAGTAGTTCAAAATTCTACGACCGGCGACCGTACCGCCGCTACAGTCAACCTAACAATCGAAGTACGCGCAGATGGCGGCATCTGGCACTTTGTTGATCTATTGGGGCGAGGTACTGTTAGCGATAAAACCGAAGCCAGCTACCAGCGTAGCTTTCATGTAAATTTGCGCGCAATTGCCAGTACCGCAACAACTTATGACATTCGCGTATCGCGCTTGTCTGCTGACCCCGCATCTGGCGAAAATTCTGCATTTAACTGGACCGCGGCGGTTAAATTGACTTATGCAAAATTACGCCGCCCCAATGTCGCTTACTGCCGATTAACGTTTGATAGCCGATATTTTAGCAGTATCCCGGTGCGTAGTTACCAGTTAATGGGCTGGTTGATACAGGTGCCTACGGTAGATGTTTACGATCCGGTCGCTCGGACTTATGTCCCCGGCGTTGACTGGACAGGTGGACTGGTAAAGCGCTGGTGTCGTAACCCGGCGTGGTTTTTATATCACCTGCTGACAACTGCCGGTGCTGGCCTGGGCGCAGACATCAACCCGGCTTATCAGGACAAATGGGCGATTTTTACCATTGCCAAGCGTTGCGATGAATTAGTTCCTAATGGCCAGGGCGGCACTGAGCCGCGCTACTCAATCGATGCACAATTCATGGCGCAAGTTTCCGCACATGAAATGGTTCAACAGCTGGCCGGTATTTTTGACGCGCAATCACTGTGGGATGGCAAAGCAATTTACTTGACCCAAGACGCCCCGAAGCCAGTAACATCTTTATATTTGCCAGCCAATGTCATCAATGGCCAGTTTTCTTATTCCGGTACCGCGCGTCAAGTACGCTACACTGCCGCGCTGATCCAGTATAACGATCCAACTGATCAATACCGTCTGGCCACCGAATATGTGGAAGATTTTGACGGGATTACCCGCTATGGATACAGGCCAAAAACCGAAACTGCCATTGGTTGCACCTCCCGCGCCGAAGCGCACCGCCGAGGAAAACGCTTACTAATTACCAGTCGGGAAGAGATCGATGCGGTGCTCTTTTCGACTGGCTTTGGCGGTATTAATGATAAGCCCGGCAATATTATCCGCATTGCTGACCCATTACGCAGTGTTGGCCAGCGCCTGGGCGGTCGCATCTCGACCGGATCGACGGCGGCAAGCATTAATTTAGATGCGCCGGTTTATCTGGCCACTGGTACCAGCTACCGCTTAGCGATTATTGGTAATGATGGTCTGGTATGGGATTCGGCAATTACCAATAGCTCTGGCACCCACAGTGCCTTAGCTATCAGTCCGGCCTTTTCCGCCGCGCCTGAAACTGAATTGGAATGGATTGTTTATGATCCACTGGCGATTGGCCAAACCTTTCGCGTACTCAGTATTATTGAAAACGAAGATCAAACCACCGGCTTTTATACCGTCGCCGCAACCCAGTACGCCCCTGGAAAGTTTGCCGAAATAGACGACCTGGCAAACTTTGAGCCGATCCCCGCGAACCCGTACATCGTTAACGGCGTGATACCGCCGTCCGGCTTGTCAGTCAGCGAGGGAACTTATACCGGACTGGAAGGCTTGCGGCGTTATCTAGATTTATCCTGGACCGCTTCAAACGATACTTTGTTACGGGGTTACCATCTCAGTTACAAACTGAATGGAGTACAGTTATTCGACCGTGAGATCGTCGGCCAGTCATACCGGATTGATAATAGCCAGACCGGAACTTATGAGATTACCCTGGCGGCGATCAATATAACCGGAAAATATTCGAGCTCCATCACCATCACCCACGCCCTGGGTGAGCTCTACATAATCTCAGCAGTTAGCATTACCGGTCTAGCCTTGCCTAGCGGAACCGGTGATTTTACTGGTCGTAATGCTTTTTTTACCTGGGGAACTAACGCTGCCGCTGTTCTGGGAACTTTTGCCACTGGAAATGGTGGGCAATCGCCCTGGTTTCGTGATTATGAAGTTAGCATTTACGATACTTCAACGATACCGGTATTGCTGCGCACCGAGTATGTCACCGAGAATACTTACAGCTACACGTTTGAAAAAAATACTGAAGACGGCGGCCCACGTCGAACTTTTACTGCGAAAGTTCGAGCTCGAGATTATTACAGTAATTATAGTAACCAGTCTGCACTGACTGCGACTAATCCAGCGCCAACTGGATTTGGTGCGGTCAGCCTGGTCCCAGGTCAAGGCTTAGTCTTTGTCATCTACACACAGCCCGCCGATCCTGATTACAAATACACCCGGATCTATGCCAGCACTGCCACCGGTTTTACACCGGGCGCCGGTAATCTGGTTGGACAAACAACCGACCGAGTAACGTCCTTTCCTGCGGCTGCTGGTACCTGGTACGTAAAACTGCAAGGTGTGGACGAGTTTGGCTTGTCGGGTGCAACGTACTCAACGGAAATCAGCGTTGTAGTATCGGCGAGTAGCGATATTACTGCTGCCATTAATACGGTCCTTGGCGATCCAGGACGTACCGGCGATGTAGTAGTTGAGGCTACCCGCTTTTTAATCGTCTCGCCCAGCACTACGACGCCTACCCATGCGGTTTTTGGAGTAGGTACCATAGGCGGAGCCACTACTGTCGGCATTAAAGGCGATCTGGTTTTAGATGGGACGTTTTACGGTCGGTCGGTTGTTGTTAATTCTATCGCCGCTGACCGGCTGAACGTAAGCCAGCTGGACGCTATCAGTGCTAACATGGGCACCTTGACTGCTGGTACCATTAAAACCAGCCCATTAACTACCGGCTGGCGGGTGGAGCTATCGGACACTGGAACCTATCCGATCTGGTATGGCACAGGCGCCAAGAATGCTACTAATGGCCAGTTTTATCTTGATAATGCTGGGAATGCGACGTTTAAGGGGATTTTGTCGGGCGCGACCGGTACTTTTAGCGGGGCATTGAGCGCGGCCACCGGGACATTTAGCGGTTCTTTAAGTTCTGCTACTGGGACGTTTGGCGGCACGGTAACAGGAACGGCGGTGATTGGCGATGCTCAGATAGATAGAGCATCAGCTAATAAATTGAAGGTGGTTAATGGTGACATTGACCGGCTTTCTGTTAATAAGTTGCGGGTGATTACTGGAGACATATCAGACCTGGCCGTTAATACTTTGCAGATTGCGGGCAATGCTGTAACGGTGCCATTAGCTTCTTATACTGCCGCGTCTATAGTGGTTGGAGCTGCTACAGTTATACAGACACTTGTAATACCAGTAATATCTACTACACTAGCTACTACTATTAGTATAACTTTTGGTTGTCTACTTTATATTAATAACTCCCCACTAGATGTTATGTCAATACAACTTAATTCTAGTGCGGGAATTTTGTATGGGCCTATACCCTGGGGACAAGGTAGTGGTGATGCTACAATTATAGCAAGTTCATTTTCTGCTGGATCCGCATCTATATTATTTACTTTGCCAGCTAATACCGGAACTACACTAACATTACGAGCTCTTTCTAGTGCTACTGGTGAAGCTTCAGGAAGATTTATAACAGCTATGACGGTGAAAAGATGAGTGACTACATAGTTTTTAATACTGCTACGGGGCGAATATTACGACATGGTACAGTCCCAGATGACATGGTCTCACAGCAAGCCTTAACTGGCGAGTCTGTAATCCTTGGAACTTGCGACGATACAACACAATATGTATTAGCTGGCGTGGTTACAAATAAATTAACGCAGCAAACAGCACTCAATAAGCTGACGCTTACCGCCAATGGCATTGATTCAATAATAATTACCGGCGCACCCATCGGAACTTTCACGGCAACCAATATCAACACGAATGAAACTGTAACCGGGCCAATATCAGGCACCGATACATTTACAACCACAGTCCCAGGAACAATCAATATCAAGATTGAATCCTGGCCTTATCTTGATTTTAACGCAGTAATCGTAGCGTCATAATGGCATTTATAATTACAAGGCCGCTCGCCACACTAAAATCTGACGCAGTTATCAGGGTCGATGCGTTGGCAGGAAAAACCAGGCTTAAATATGTGACCGCAAGCCCTGGGCAGGAGATGACCTATACAGCAAAGCTGGCTGATGCAAAAGCCTATATTTCTGCCGGTTATCCACTTGATACAACGCCTTATATTTGGATTGCCACCGAAGCCGCCATGACCGGAGCGACGCCAGCACAAGTAGCCGACCTGGTTGTTTATACTGCTGGATTATGGGGGCAGGTTGGAGCCGCTATAGAAGGAAAGCGACAAGAGACAAAAAGAGCTATTGCTGCCGCTTTAACCGTAACTGATATTCGATTCGCAGAACAGGCATTTATTGCGGCTATGAGTACCCTATAACTTACCAAATGATACTTACCAAACCAAACCGCCTAACGGCGGTTTTTTATTGCCCAAAATTTACCAACTATAAAGGGATCAAGATGCCAGCAATTTACACCAAAAACCCAGACGGCACATTTTCGGAAGTCGTTACCCAAAGCGCCATCGATACAGCAACCAGCTGGATAACTGATCGCTCTCTGGAAAACTCCACCAAAGTCGGTGTCATTGCCGGAGCAGCTGCTGCACCAACGATTGCTGATAATGCTGGAAAAGCCGTTATTGCCGGTCTTGCCGGTGATTACATTTCATGTGCGATGTATGGTGTTCCGGCCCTTGTTGGTATCGTCGGCTCACTCGCTGCAATTATTAAACCTGATAACAAACTAAAAGGCCCAACCAATGACCAAATTAAATCCCACGTTGCTGCTCTTAGTCGCGATGAACTTATTAGCTTGCTCCAGTCAACCGGTACTCCCAGCGTCATGCAGTCAACCGGAACAACAATACAGCTCTGATCAGTATGCCGCAATGACTGATGATCAGTTGCGTACAGTTGTTGAGTTGCGTTTACAGAAAAAACGAGATTGCAGCATATGACTATTACATATGGCGAGGCACATACTGCTTTAGAGCAGGGCAAATATATTGCACGGCGAGACTGGGATGGCACGCATTTTTTGTATATGAAAGACGATAAGCGCAGCCGTGGCCGGTTGCGCTGTGCAATATATTTACAAGTAATCCCATACCACCGCCTTAATGGTATTTTTTGGAAAATAAATCAAGACGACACGTCAGCTGATGATTGGGAAATTGTTAATGGACATTGATATTGAGCGTAAAAAATCAGCAGAATTAATAAAAATCGCATACCGACAATATGCAGCATCAAAACTAGGGTGTATGTGGGAGCTACCTGGAAACTATGAGTTGATTAACGTGCTATCAGCTGATCCGGAAGGGTTATTTTCAATCGCCGAACCATTTGGGTTTACCTGCCGGGATGATAAAAACCTATATATTATTTTTCGCGGCACAGAATCGTTTGACGACTGGCTAACTAATGCCAATGATGATCAAGTGCAGCATAGTTATGGCCGGGTGCATGAGGGTTATGACAAACTTTATAATCAAATGTCGCTGTTGATTGGCATTTCTATAGCAAAAAACAGCGGGTTAAATATTATTGTAGCTGGACATAGCCTTGGGGGCGCATTGGCTACTTTGTGCGCCTTTGAGCTATCAGCGTGGAAACCATACTGCTACACATTCGCCTCACCCAGGGTAGGTAATGATGTGTTTTCTAATAATTTTAATAACCGGGTACCCAACTCATTTAGAATTGTTAACATCGACGATATTGTACCCACGTTACCGCTGCCAGTATTTGGAGATTCTATTTATTCTCACGTTGGCAGGCCGATTTGTTTTACTAAAAATACCGGGTCGATTACTGGTAACCATAGTATTGATTTGTACTCGATGGAGATGGCATAATCTCCTTAAAAACCTACTGACACATAAATTAAAACTTATTTTAAATCAAAGGTTATAATTATCTAATTACTGACAAATAAACTACATAACCGACTGATAACAAACAGATGTACATATAATTGTGATTCCGGTTGTCGCGGGTTCGAGCCCCGTCGTTCACCCCAATAAATTCAATTAGTTACATTAAATTAGCTCAATAATACGAGTCTTTTTGATGCAATTCTGATGCACTGACAAATTTGC